AACCACTCGGTTGCCTCATTGTAGCGTCTAGTACCAGTCGATCCTAGTTCACCCCCATAGTTGGTGGAGGTGCGGGGTACTGCCCCCCGGTCCTGCTTACTGTCTTCTACAAATCAACGGCGAACATCGTAAAGTGTGTAGGTGGGATTAAGGATTACCCACAATGAACCACTGGCAAACTCCTGTCTACTCGGTCCAAACCTACCTGCATCTGCTAAGACGGGCCGCTAAACCCCTTCGGTATTACCTTATCCGCATCTGCCACGGATTATTCAGTCACTACACTACCCCAACCGTCGCTGAGGATTCTGTCTCTGCTACACCAGCTTCAGGACCTTATTTCCCTTGGGGCTGGTGGTAACTTCTGCAAAAATACTAAGCTCATTTGCCCATGTACCGGGAGCCGAATTAATGCCCTCTAGGTGTTTCATCAGGGTCTTCTTCCTGATCCTCACAGGCACGTTGACAGCGGCATTTAGGCTAATAGTGCCATATACTATGTCGCACTCATTTAGGAGCTTAGTAAACTCGGTTAAAGTGTATGCTTTCATAGGCTATCCAGTGGTGTATATAGGTCATAGAGGCTATCCATGTAGTTCATGCCGCCCTCATAGTCGTCTATCATAGCATTAAAGCCGACACAACCATTCTCTTCGATGTAGCCCTTGGCTTGCAGGAATGCCTCAAAGAATTGTCGCTTCTGTACCTCTATGACAGTCTCTTCGCTAAACTCGTCCTGAGAAGATGTCATAATGGTAAGCAGAGCGCCCAGAAAGGCTGGTGTAGCCTCTGGGTCCAACTCTCCGCACTGAGCGATATGGGCCGCTGTGAGCGCTCCTATGTCCTTAGTGTCGCTCATAGCCTTTTGGATAGGCTCTTCAGCTAAGGCCACACCGGGGGCTGACAGAGCTAACCCCAACAAAAAATACTTCACAATATGTCCTTACCTTGTAGCCTGTTAATCTCCATCTCAGCGTAACGCTGTACCTTACGGAGGTCGGTTATCCGGCTCTCTGTTTCGTCCTGTCCCGGGTATAGCTTACTGCCCGCTCGACATGCGTATTTAACCATATTTCCAATCTCAAACGACAGGCGGTTGGTCATAATAAATGTAACAGGTTCTATTTTGTACTGCGTGTAGTGCGGAGGGTGCTTTACAATGCTGGCCTCCGTCTCTAAATCTTTTCCTGCATAAAGATCGAAATCCACTGCCGACATACTTCACTCCTAACAACATCATCTATTGTAAACTCAATGACAGGTACAGACACGTCATACTTTCTACTGAGGTAGACGATCTTAGCTAGACCGTTGGCCTCTTTGAGGTCTGACTGTTGTACGTCACCATTCAGGACGATCTTAGACCCCTCTGCCACCCGTGTCAACAGCATTTTGATCTCATGGGTGGTTATATTCTGGGCCTCGTCTACAATGATGAAGGAGTTCTCGAAGCTCCTACCCCTCATTAAGGCTAAGGGGGCTATCTCGATGTTACCGTTCTTCAGTGCGGTATCGAGAACCCCCTTGCCCATCCATTGCTCTAGGACATCCAGAGTAGGCATTGCCCAAGGTGTAGCCTTATCTAGGACACCACCGGGCAAAAACCCTATGTCTTTACCGACAGAGACATGAGGTCTAGTTATGACAATCTTGTCTACGCCTTTGTCGAGATACATCTGTGCAGCAAATGAGGCTGCTATGTAAGTCTTACCCGTCCCCGCTGGACCCAGAACTATCGTCTGTGGACTTGTCTTTAGGGCGTTTAAGTACAGCTTTTGTCTTTCTGTCTTTGGTTGTAGTGGTGGTCTTTTTGGTGCTTGCGGTTGCTGCTTCTTTTGCGACTTCCGTCCAACCGTTCTCGTCATGTCGAATTAGTTTCGCTTCTTCTACGGGAATATGGAAAAACATTTCGCCGGGTCGAATATTAGGCCCATAGGCCTGTTTCAGGGTTTCTGCTGTTAGTTGCTCGCCTTTGACGATCCAGCATTCTTTGCAGTCACCACGAAATACGAAGAACGTGATGATCGAGTGCCTTTTGAGCAACCGAGCCTTGCGTGCCGGGATGCGGAGTTCAGCCCAACTCTCCGGCCATTGTTCTTTCCAAGACGCTTTAACTTCCGCTTCACTGTAGTACGTTGCTCCTTTTCGTGTTGAAGTAACATCTGCATGATAATTCTCAACAGTATTCTTGATAGAGTGTCCCTCTTGCTCAAGATAGCTGATCAAAGCATCCTTCGCTGGACTATCGTACTTATCGTAAAGGTCTTTCTCAAATGGCTTATAGGTCATGTTTCTGGACTCCTTCATATCCGCCTAGATACTGGCCCTCATGGGTCCAGACTTGAGGAACTGTAGTGTATCCAGCCTGCTTTAGCAAGTGCCTAATCCACTGGTTCTTATACTCGGTGATGTCAAACTCATCAAAAGGGATGTCATGGATTTCTAGGTGTTCCTTCACTGCACGACAGGAGGGGCAGTTAGGTTGGGTTACTATGGTCCAAGCCATCAGTCATTCTCCATCAGGGCTTTCCAAGAGATAGGGAACAGGTTCACCATTTCCTCAGCAATCTGGATTGCCACCTCTCGGGTTTCAGTTTGACTGTCAGGCCCGAGCCTCAGCTTACACATGTCAGCAAAGGCATCAAGGCTACCAGACCACCACCAGCTAGTCATCATGGACTGTGGCAGCATCATACGAGCCTGCTCTGGTGCTACACCATAGGCCAGCATATACTCGTACATCTTCAGCACACGGTCCATGATCTCGACGTACTGTTGCTGCATGAACTGCTGGTGTTCTTTCTCGAAAGCCTGACCAGAGCCTTGCTTCTTGTTCTCTGGCCGCTGACGCCAGTGATCAGGGCTGTAGATGTCAGGCTCATTGTCAACGTACCTACGGCTCACCTCGTTCCAGCGCAAGAACTTATGCTTCACCAGTTGACGGGCTACAAACACAGGAGCATCCACCTTGAAGGTCACGAAGGCATGGCCGAAGGGTGAGGTGTGCTTGTGCTTGGCTAGGTAGTGGATGAGCTTCTCATCTTTGTCGGAAAGAGACGAGGACTCCTTATCAAAAGAAACCCTCGCCGAGTTTACTACCGACAGATCACTACCACAGTGATACTTTAGTACTACGTTAATCATGTCAGGTCTACGATCTCACAGCTATCTGCACTACAGGCCAGAGACTGCATGCCCGTAGTATTGTCTTCTACTTCATACTCCCCTAGCTGATTCCAGTCAAGAGAGGAAGGGAAGTCTTTTGCCAAAGCCTCATAGTCTTCCTTGCTGCACTCTTGGTAGGGGGCCTGTTGGTAGACATGATCAGAGTGTGGCAGGAAGGACACACCAGACATCTCGTCAAAGTGCTTGTAGACAAAGGCACCTACTTCCAGCCACTCGTCATCCTTGACGGTGATGGTCACAGACGGCTTGTGTTCACACCAGTGACGCTGATACATCAGCCATGTCTCAAGCTGCTCTACAGCCGTCATGTCGTTACGAGTGATGCAGTTGTCAGGAGCCTTTACCGGGAAGCTAAAGACAGTGGTGGTGTCAGGCTTCATCACACAAGGCTCAGACGGCACACCAGCATCCTGCATGAACTTGGTCAGAGGGTCTTTGTTGTCGCCTCTTACAGTGCGGATATAGTATTGGGAATGCCGAGCATGAATACCAGAGGCACTATCCACAAGCTGAGATACCGTGCCAGACGGTTTAACACAGGTGATGGCTGCTGAGTGAGGAATGCCAAGACGGTCGGCCCACTCTGCATTAGTGCTAACTGCGACATCTCGTAAATGTTCAAGGGTCTTCTCCAGTCCAGCGTTCTTGCTGGTCATAAGCGGGTTGTCCATAATTCCCGTGAGGGACACACCAAGCAGACGCTCTTCCTCTGTGTTCTTCTGCCAGACCTTACGCAGGTATGGGAAGTCGGTGTACTTGGACTGGATGGTGCCAAGGATTGTAGCAATCCGTACCTTGTTCTTCAGGGTGTCGATGGTGTCAGTAGCCCGTACTACAACCTCGGTCAGGTTGCAGAACTGGTACGGGCGCAAGATGATCTCTGAGCAGGGGTTAGTACCAAATTCCCACTCTGGGTCTCGACGCCCATTCTTGGCTGCTTGGTTCTTGGAAGCCTGCCGGTTGAAGATACCACGCTCACCAGACTTGG